ATTTTGGAATAACACAGATCCAGTATAGGCAGCAGCCATACCAACTGTTCCCTTGACTTTGTGTTTCCATAAAGATTGTCCAATCGTTTCTGCCTGTTTTCTAATAAAATTTCCAGCTGCGGTGATGGGTGATGGCATAAGAGATTTCTCCTGTTAGAATATTGTAGTGCAATTATATAATAACTATTTATATAAATACTTGTAATGAGTTACAAAGGCAAATACAAAGTTCGCAATAGGGAAAAATATGTTGGAAACGTAGATAATGTCCAATATCGCAGTTTGTGGGAAAGAACATTTATGAAATATTGCGATAACAATCCAGCAATTATTGCCTGGAATAGTGAAGAAGTTGTGATACCGTATTATAGTCCAGTTGACAATAAGATGCATAAATATTATGTGGATTTTCTTATAAAAACTCACGATATAGATGGAAATGTTAAACATGTACTCATTGAAGTAAAACCCGATAAGCAGACTAGACCTCCTAAGATGGGCAAAACTGCAAAAAGTAAGAACAGATATTTAAGAGAAATGAAGACATGGAAAGTCAATGAAGCAAAATGGAAACAAGCACAAGAATTTTGTAAAGACAGAAAATGGGAATTTAAAATTTTAACCGAAAAACACTTAGTAAAGTAACTATATGCCAGCAAACAGATTCGCCTCGAAGTCAAAAAGATTATCAAAGACCCAAAAGTCTAGACAATCAGCCGCATGGTTTAAAAGTAAAGTTGGTAAAGCATCACGCGGATTCAAAAAAGCAAAACTAGAAACAGGAAAGATGTACACCTTTGGATATGATGCTAAACACAAAAAGACATTACCGTATTGGGATAAATTTCCTCTGATTATTGTGCTTGATATTGCACCGCAAGGATTTATTGGATTAAACTTTCACTACCTTGCACCTAAAGAACGTGAGATATTTTTAAAGAAACTATTAAAATTCTCTACTGGTAAAGGAAATTCAGATAACCGCAGTTCAAAGGCGAAGTTTAATATCACTTGGGACGCGGTTAAAAGGATATCTGGAGCTGACAAGATGATACATAAATATCTATACAGCCAGGTAAAAACAACATTATTAGAATCACCACCAAACGAATGGGAAAATGTCATTTACTTGCCATATCAAAAGTTTGTCGGTGAATCAGCATCAACTGTTTGGAGTAAGTAAATGAACCTAGAGAACTTTCAAAATCAACTCAAATCTGGCGACTTCGCCCGGACTAATCTATATGAAGTTACCTTGGGCCACGTAAAGGGCCAGGATCAATTTTATCACTCTAAAGGTAGAGGATTCAATAAAGAAGATTTGAAATTCATGACCAAAGCAGTGACTTTGCCAGGGAAATCATTAGGCACTGTTGACACAAAACGATTTGGCGCTATATTTAAAGTTGCTAATGATGTTATTGTTGATACTGTATCTATGACTATTATCTGTTCATCAGACATGAGAGAAAGATTATTCTTTGAAGGTTGGATGAATTACATTTATAATATGAATAAAGATACTCATCTCGTGGGTATGCAAAGATTACGTGACCAAGGCGCAGAAACAAGAAATGGTTTTAGAATGGGCGACCTAACAGGACAACATCTTAAATATCGCATGGCGTATTATGATGATTACGTTTCACAGGTATCTATCGACACTCTTAATAGGCAAGGAGATTTAGCTTACCATGTGAGTTTAGTGGAGGCATATCCAACTAATATCGGACCAATAGAAATGGCATGGGGTGAAGGTGGTGAAGTTGCTTCTTTTACTGTTACTTTCAGTTATAGAGATTGGTTTGCTGATATAGACGATGATGGTTGGACTCAAGAACGAATGGATTACGAATGGGATAATGCAGAAAGAGCATTTGAAGATTTGGATATCGAACATGAAATGAGAGAAGATGTTCGAGAAGTCGCACAATCAGCTGTCCAAGATAAATTAGACGAGGTTAGAGAAAAAGCTGAAGAAAGCTGGCGTTTAGAACTACAAGCTCAAAAAACCTTCAATGAGATGGATGAATGGGAGAGCAAGTGGGATAATCGTGATATGACAGAAGAAAATGATGATTATCAAGATATGTTAAAATCTGTTGACCCTGAACAAGGTGGTGATTGGAAGAATACAAATAATGTCGTTATGGTCCGCGAAGATGGAGCACGACAAGTTGCAAATGCGAATAATCCAGATGATATTGAAGAACTCGAAAAACATGGTTGGTTTAGAGATACAGCATATGAAAATGAAGCCCAAAAAGCGGCTGCATCTGCTGCCGCAATTGAGAGAGCTAATACAAAACGAGAAGATGTAAAACAGGCCGCAGTCGATGCTGGCCAAAAACTTGAAGATAGGATTTTAGCAGTGAAACCAGTAGTAACTGCAACAGAATTTGCCAATTACACTTTTGATGCTGATGGCAAACTTAAAAACGAAGGTCAATTCGGTGCTACCACCCAAATCATAGGTAATAAAACATTATTTGAGGGTATGTCAGATAGCGGCACAACTGCTATGACACCAAACACTAATATGGTAGAAGTGACGACTAGTGGACAAGGCGGCATAAAGACAAGAATGGTAGAGGAGGTTACGCTGACTGGTGGTGTTGCTCAACAAGACGCAACTGCTGAAAATGTAATATCGGGTACTGTAACGGTTTCACAAGTTCTTGAAGATGCAGATGGCAATGTGTTAGGCAACAAAGTGACTACTGGAGAAGTGATTGAAGATGGCAACTGGGATATCATTAGTGGAGATAAGAGAAATGCTGAATTAACGAATATCACAACCACAACTAAGACATCATTAGGTTTAGGAGACGGAGATCGTCTTGCTGAGGAAAGTACAACCACTCATTCACTAACTCAAGAACAAGTTGATTGGAATTTAAAAAATGGCGGTCTTCAGTGGGAGACACCCGATGGTGCAGGTAAGAGAGTACGTGAAGACGGCCTGTTTCATCGAGAAAAGGAACCTGTATTGACGGCAACAGATAAATTCAATCCAAATGCTCCTAAAGCAGTTTCTAAACTTGAAGTAGACGGTGCGAATATAACAGAAGATATAACAAACACCACAATTGGTGCAGAACATATACCTGAACCAGAATTATATATTGCAAAGCCAACTGTAAATCCAGCTATAGAGGGTATGAAACTAAGAAGAATTCAGGAACAAAAATTAGAGAGTTTTGAGAATCCTCAAGGCGCGACTGATGAATTCACACACGAAGAAATGCTTGAGGCAGACCAAAGGCATTTTTCTGATAAGATTGAAGCAGGCGCATTGTATGTGAATAATGATGGCAATTACGTAAGAACTGATGTAGAAATCGTAGATTCGACAATGGTTGATCCTAACAAAAGAGAAAGTTTAGAGGCAGCAGGTGGCACCAATCCAATAATCGCCGCTGAACAAGAATTAGATTTTATCAACATCAGAAACAAAGCAATCGATTCTGAAGCGGATTTAATCTATGGAGGTCAGAATATGACTGAAAATATGATGATGATGGATATCGATAACGATGCTCTTAATGATGCAGATATGTTTGAGATTAGAGACGATTATTTCGCTGAACGTAAAGAGATACTCACTAATATTATAAATGAAAAAGAAGACAATACTCTGGGGAATAAAGGAAACACAGGTGGAACAGAAGTACAAGGACATGTTAAAGGATTTTTACCAAATGTGGGAGGTTCGTCTAACTGGTATTCCACTCCAGGTAATGTGACTGGAGATAAGGTCACTGGTTATGAGTAGATAAATAGTTAATTAAATAATGATAGAGGATGAAAAATGTTACCAACAATTGAAACACCAATTTATGAATTGATAATTCCTTCTAGCAAACAGACTGCTAAATACAGACCGTTTCTAGTGAAGGAAGAAAAAATATTATTAACCGCCATGGAAGGCGATGAAGGAAAGTTGACACAAAGGATACAAGAAATAACAATCAAAATTGTTGATGTTTGTACTTTTGGAAAACTAAACATGGATAAATTGACTCAATTTGATATTGAGTATTTATTTTTGAATATTAGGTCAAAAAGTAGGGGAGAAGAAATTGACCCAGAGTTTTCTTGTTTGAATGTAGTGGACGATCTCCCTTGTGGGCAGAATAATTCGGTACACATTAATTTAGATGATGTAGGTGTGGTATTTCCAAAAGAGGATTTATCAAAGGTGATGCTGAATGATACTATTGGAATACAATTTCAATATATATCTGCGAAGGTACAGAGTTATCATGAAGCAGAGAAAGATGAAGTCTCCAAGATGTTTAAAATTATGGTAGATTCAATAGATTATATATTTGATGCTGATAAGATATATAAAGCAAGCGAAACACCAAAACAA